TTTAATGATGGCCGGCGCAAATGGCCAGGGTATCAGCGACGCAATGGGCGCATTTTTCCCCGAATAATAATAACAAAAATAGAAAGTATATAAAATGGAAACAAAAGAAATCACATACCTAGCAGGCACGGCCTGCGACGACTTCGAAGAGTGGGCTGAAGCCTCAAATATAGGTTGGATCGAAGATGTCGGCTCTGATCCAGACTGGATCGTATATTGCGTTGAAAAAGAAGATGTATTGTCTTGCACTAAAGTCAGCCCATACCTAATTGAATTACAGCAAGCGTTCAAAAAACATCCACAGTTCGACGCAATAACCCTTCACCCAGAGGAGTGTTTATAATTATGAAAAAAACAAAAGAACAAATCGTGAACGAGCACAAGCTTGTAAATAGTGAGAGAGAAGCGGAAGCGGCGATGATACTATTCGCTTGCATCCTGGGCGGCGTAATACTTATACTGCTAGCCATTGCAATGGGATAAACCACCAGTCATTGCACAAGGAATCGACACTCACACGCCCTACAAGGGCTTACAATATCAATATAGGGGTAACACCCTTGCAAACAATCAAAACGCCTTCTAGGGGCATTAGAAGCCCTTAGAGGGTGCATTACGGAGATATATTAGAATTGAACCCAACAATAGAATTTAAAATGAGCGATGCCACAGAATCTAACATGTGCTCAGCCGATGAATCAAAACTAAGCGCGGTTAGGTGTATGGAAGGCTTTAAGGATAAAATGGAGATGCTCATGAAGGCTGGGGACATCCTAGACCATTGCACGGGCGGCAGATCGACCAGCGAGGAAGCCGCCGAAGTAAGGGCGCGGTCGCTAAATATTTGGCAGGAAACAGGTTGCACCATAGCAGAGGCCGCAGATCGAGGCGGTGCAAACAGGGGGAGCTTTCGCAGGTGGCTAATTAAAGAGGGGCATCACACTCCAAAGAGTAAGTGAGTTGTTACAGAATCTCATATACTAGGACAGATATGCCCAACGAATGCGGAGCCATAAAGCACGCTCATACAGCAGAGGAAGCATTGAAGCATCTAGCCGTAGGCAATAAGAGTAAAGGCTACAAGCTGAAGCGTAGCGGCGTATCAATAATCATTCTAAATATCACGGAAATAAAAGACACTTGACAGGTCACTTACAATGGATATTAGTTTTTTATATATGCCGTGTAGTGACGGATCAGATCGTTTTAAAACCTCTCTTTCAGCACTACATGGAAGAGGGGTTTTTTATTTTACAGTATATCGGAGCAAGCGGCCTCACAGGTTAGCCCAAGTCTGAGTAAGTGGTTACATAGCTTGACCGAAACCCGGCTATGTATAAAAGGTTTGCAGCAATGCAGGAACAGCCAAGGTTAGCGTGATACAGGACTTACCACGCGCGACGATCCGGGGCACTATTGAAGGCGGGGACACTCATAATTTGAGGCTCTACCAGGCATAGGTTTGACCAGTAATGGGGAACCTATGTCTAACGAGAAGCAACTCTAATTTGAACGAGGCTAAAAAAAGCATTGACCCTATAATTATTTTATCCATTATACTATTATATGAATAAAAAAACTGATAAGAAAACTGCTCTGCTGGATGTAGAAATTATACTGTATAAACATGCCGCTAAAGCAGAGACCGAGGGAACAGGTTTAATCACATTAAAGGCAATGTGTAGACAAGCCATCGATCAATGTGTCATGGGATGCAGGGCATCTGATTTTTACCTCGTAGTATCTGGTCGTGACAACTTTCGCAAGACACTCTATCCCAGTTATAAAGGTAACCGGGGAGCCAAGCCGCCCTTGTATGACCCATTGAGCAAGGCTATGAAAGAGATGTATATCGACAGGTGGTCTCAGCACGACCGCCTGGAGGCTGATGATTTACTGGGCATAATATCTACCAATGGAAAGGTAGAGAAGCCTATCATATGCAGCATAGATAAAGATATGCTGTCTGTGCCTGGGTGGCACTATAACTGGGACAAGGATGACTGGCCTACCTATGTAAGCCAAGAGGAAGCGGATCACAACTGGCTAGTGCAGCTACTCATGGGTGACAGCACCGACTGCATCGAGGGCATGAAGGGCATCGGCAAGGTGAAAGCAGAGAAACTTATTAAGAAGTATGGAGACCCTGAGCTTAGTGTTCCAGACCAGGCTAAAAATATTTACGAGAAGGAAGGTTTTTCTCTTGACCAGTATTATGCTTGCCTAAATACTGTGACCATCTGGAGGAAACCATTGCCGGAAGCACTCCTAGAAAACGATCTCATTACAGACATAGTAAAAACAATACCAACCCTAGAATGAGTAAAGAAACCATAGTCGTTTGGTTCTCCTGTGGAGCGGCATCTGCTGTTGCCGCAAAGAAGACTATCGAGAAGTATGGGGAAACTCATAACATTCGCATTGTCAATAACCCCATCAAGGAGGAGCACGAGGACAATCAAAGGTTCCTGAAAGACTGTGAAAAATGGTTAGGCATAACAATTGAATTCGCTGAAAGCTCTAAGTATCCATCTCAATCTTGCGTTGAGGTATGGGGAAAAAGAAAGTATATGTCAGGCATTGCCGGCGCACCTTGCACCTTAGAGTTAAAGAAGAAGGCCAGACAAGAGTGGGAAGATGATAATCCTCACGATCATATAGTCCTGGGGTTTACTTCAGAGGAGCAACATAGATACGATAGATTCAAGGAGTTTGAAAGGGATAACATTATGCCCATTCTGATAGATGAAAAGATTACAAAGGCTGACTGCTATCAGATTATCACAGAAGCTGGCATAAGACTTCCAAAGATTTACCACTTGGGGTATCCCAATGCCAACTGTATTGGTTGCGTGAAGGCTACGTCTGTTACCTATTGGAACCACGTTAGAAAAGTGCATCCAGAAGTTTGGGAACATCGCAACACCCAAAGCCGGGAGATTGGCTGCCGTCTAGTTAAATACAAGGGTGATCGAATCTTTCTTGACGAACTGCCAGAAGATGCAGTAGGGAGACCAATGAAAAACTTAGACTTTGAGTGTGGGATATTTTGTATGGAGCAACCAGAGGAGGAAACTTGTGATGATTAAAACATTTCTATACTCATGGCTGCAAGTCGCACTCATAGCTACCAACACCTACCAGGTTGCAAATCAAGAGTGGGTCGGAGCAATCATTGTTAGCTTCCTCATATCTTTTGTCTGGACAATAAATGTAGGCCGAGTAGTTTTTGCTTGCAACTGGATACGCCTAGTCTATTCATTGGGTGCAATGACAGGAACTGGCACAGGAATTTTAATCACACACATAGTATACCAACCCTAGAATAAAATGGATATAAAACAAGACAACATCGAGCGCATACAAACGCGCATAGACATGATACGCCAAGAGTCACGTGCTCTTTCCTACCGCATCGAGAGAATGACGGAGCAACGCAAGGATCTGACCCAGGAGAAGAATGATTTGAAGGACAGACTGGAGGCCGTCAATGCGATACCAGCCAAAGAACTTATCGAGGGTGTAGACGAAGCCCTTGCCAACCTAAGCATAAGGGTATAAAGATGAGATCAGAAAAACAAAAAGCTGCCACGGAAAAACTCAAAGCTTTACGCAACAGGAAGTTTAAGGATATGACGTTTGATGAACGCGTTAAGGTCAAGGAACTGTTCAATGAACCAGTTGATCCAGATGTTGCCCGTATGAATGATTTTTCTAAGAAAGAGAACGCAAAGAAAAGAATAGCTAGAAAAAAGGCTCTCATCTCTATCATGCAAATGCGTGGAGTTGAAGTTTAAACCATAAACCAAGTATAAAAATGAATGAAATAAAAGTAAGCACCGAACAGATCGACCCCTACACCGAGGTCTTTGCCCTAGACGTAGACGATGTATCACTACAGCGTTTGCAGTATGGAGAAGTTGGCAGCCCACATCCTTATGTTAGGGTGGCTGATATCACCAGAGCATTGCAACAAAGGACTCCGCGTTGCGACAGCGATCTCTTAGATTTAATAGATAACCAAGGCTATACCTACTGCTTCTTTGCGGCAAAGGGAGAGGTCACGAAGAACGAGCACAGATGCGTTGCCATCTATTCCCCTAATGGTCAGCAACTTACAGGAGTTGCAGAAGGATTTGAAACTGTCAGAGAAGCCCTTGGCTACGTCATGGACATGGAGGAGCAAGGGTAGCATGGAAGACCTGGGGGAAGCACTAATCATGGATGGCTTCGACGATTGCATCGCCGGGGTCGTAGAACGCATTGGTCAGCCGCCTATCATCTGCTATGACAGAGACAAGGTTCTGGATAAGTTGATGGGCCAGGACATGGATTACGAAGAGGCCGTAGAATATTTTGAATACAACCAACAGGGAGCTTGGATGGGAGAAGGAACCCCATGCTTCATCCGTCAGATAGAAACTGAACCCTTTGACCCTAGTCTTAATTGAAAGTAGAGAAGCCATACAACTCAGGTCAATGGACTAAGGCTCGTTACAGGAGCTTTATTATGTCAGCACTACGTCGTGCTCAATGGCCTGTTAAGTATGAAGCTATCCGCTCTGCCTTTGTCCGTGATGGTGTAAACCCCGCAACAGGGCGCAAGTGTAAGCTGCACAAGTGCTCTGATTGCGGGGAACTATTCCCAGCCAAAGACATGAGAGCAGATCACATTGACCCCATCGTCCCTGTCACCGGGTTTGACAACTGGGACGCACTCATAGGCAGATTGTTCTGTGAGATAGGTGGGTTCCAGGCTATCTGTGTGGAGTGCCACGCCGTCAAGACCAAGGCCGAGAACGCAGAGCGAAAGAAAAACAAACAGGTGAACAAATAATCACCATACCCTAAAATTTAAATATCTTTGAATATCAATAGTTTACGAAATAATTGAAAAAAAGTTATCGACTTATCCCGGCCATCTGTCATAACTATAAACCATCGCACGTCTGCGACACATAAAAACTAAACCAAAAGTAAATAAAATGAATACACTAGACACACCACCACCTCAAGAGGACATGAAGTCAGAACTATTAAAGGTGTCGGCACCAGAGGCTCAAACAGCAACATTAAAAGAAATGCCGGATCAAGGTGGCTGGCAAAAGACCTTTGCCTTTCCCAATGGTTACGGAGCATCTGTCGTCACTCATAAATTTTCATATGGCCTAGAGCTTGCATTGCTTGACGAAGGTAAAAACATAATTCAGCACCCAGAGATTACCGAAGACGTGGAGGGCTACCTCAATAGCGACACCGCTAATGATCTGCTGCATAGAATTTCAAAACTTGAAAGACACCGGGAAAGCAACTCTTCAGAGAAGCCCTCTCCGGGCATCCAAAAGGTTCAGTTGGGTGTATCCACCAAATCAACTAGCAAAAGGTTCACGGACTATTTTCACACTCGTATTAACGAGATGGTAGAAAATTCAATCGACAGCTTTGGCGAAGAGTTCCGTGACAGGTATCAAGCCTTCGCTGACCAACTAACTGACCCCAAGGTCAAAGACAAAGAGTTGATGGTCGATGATGACATCCTCAAAAACTTTATCCAAGATTGCGACGCACGTGCTTGCCTCGACTACAGAGAAGGTCATTTAGATGATGACCCTTATGCACAAGACCAAATAGCTGGTGGCAAATGGCTGGACAAACTTTACTGGAAGCTTGCTGATGCACATCCGCAGTATCGTGTCAAGGAAATAGTAAGCACTTGGCAGGGTAACAAGCTTGTTTCACTGTCTTACAAATAACCATTACAACCAATAACATTATGTCAAGAACAAAACCAAGATCAACGGGGTCATCAAACCCTGCCACCAAGTTCCTTCAATGGAACACACAAGCTTCCGCATGGGAGTTTTACGATAAGGAAGCCCAAGAGTCTAAAACACTACCACAAGACACGGGTTTCATTATCCTCGATCAACTCATTACCGCTAAGGGATGGGACGATAGGAAGAACAGCGCAATCT